CCTGTGCCGGGGTCGCCCTTTTCGCCCTTGAGATTAGCAGAGGAAGTGCCGCTTGCGCTTGTGACAGTTAATGTTGTTCCGTTCCATGAGTGAGTGCAAGGTGTTCCGTTAGAACCGTCTTGCCCGTCATTACCATCGAAATAGTCCACGCCTTTAACGGGAGTGTAGCCGGGGTCGCCTTTATCACCCTTGATATTGACCTGTTCCGGGTTGTCCAGTCCCTTGTCATTTGTCCAGCTTAAATTGCCGTTAGCGTCAACGGACGGAGTAAAGGTTGCACCGGGTTCGCCGGGGTTTTTCTCCAAATCGGTAACTCGCTCTGTCAAATCGGAAATATCTTCCGTGTTGGTCGAAATCTTATTTGTGTTTTCGCCTACTGTTTTTGACAAGGTATTGTGCTGTTCAGTCAGTTTTTCAAGGTTTTCTTTGTTGGTTTCAGCCTGTTCCTTTGCTTCGTCCGCAATCCTTTTTGCCGATGTTGCAGTTGATTTTGCGTCCGATGCCATCTGCTCAATCTCAGTAAAATCTTTGTTCAGGTCGTATTTCTGCTCGATGTCTACGGCTCTTCTTACCGACTGTCTATCCTGTTTAGGAATCACATATAATCCCCCCAATCAAAGAGGGAGAGGGTCGCCCCTCTCCCATTTACCAATAAACTTTTGTGCCGTCAGCGGAAACCTCAAAATCCAACTCTTTCAGAATTGCGATTCTGTCCTCATAGGTGAGATCGTCCCTACCGTTAATGTATTCAACGATAGCATTGTTGTATTTGCGCTTGTCCTCCTTGCTGGAATACATGCTGCGATACAGGATAAGTCTCTGCCCATATTCAAGGTCAAGACCGTTGATATACGCTAGTTTCTTTTCCTTGGCAGTGCCAGAGTCAGACCGTCCGTCACCGTCATTGTCTACGCCCTTGATATCGTTCAACTTGCTCTTGTACCCGTAATACTCAAAGAAGTCATCGGAGATAACCTTGGACATCGTATACTTGCCGGGATTCTCATACGCCCATGTATACGCCCTCTTGCCGTCTTCATCGGCATTTTTATAGTCCTCATAGGAAATGCCGTTGTCGGTGAAGAACTTGTATTTTTCGGGATAATCGTATGCAAAGTCATACTCGCCCTGGTTACTCCAATACTCAGCAGCATCAATACCAAGACCGCTTGTAACCTCGTCCTGTTTTTCAAGCTGCTCGTCCGTTAGTTTCTTCCATCCCGGCTCTGCCGTGGAATCCTCGCCCGGTTCGTACCAGCGGAATTGAACATCTCCCACTTTGGCATAGACACCATCAATGGTGACATTCTCATAGGAGTTAAGGCTTTCTTTTGCAAGGGAGTTAATCTGATTCTGGATTTCACGCACAGCTTCGTACTTAGCCGCATCAGACATAAAGCCGTTCTGAATATCCCGTTTTTGCTGATACAGTGCAGACAGTTCGGAGTTTTTGGCAGTCATGTACTTAGACATCAGAACAACCTCGTCCGTTGCCTTGCTGCTGTTCGCATTGACGGTCAATTCATCCACTTTCTTATAGAAGTCGGAAACATTCTGGTTCTTGAGCGTGCTATCGGACATGAACTCGTCTGCGATTGGTGCAAGCAAAGAGTTTCCTTCCGCTTTTGGCGTGAACATCGGCAACACCATATCCGCAAAACCGCCGCCGTACTGACCGAGAACATAGTTGACCTTGTACGGGCTGATATTTGCCTTTTCGCCAATCCACTTGCTGATTGCATCGGTGCTTTCGTCGTACTGCTCCGCAGCGGGAACATCCTGTAGTCTGGTGGGAACAATGTCATCACCATACCAAGCTGTGTTGCTCAATGCTTGCTGGATAGGCGAGAACAGATTGTTTTTCAACGGATTGTTGGGAGCAAGATTGTTTGCTACCAGATCAGCGAAAGTTGCCATGTCAACATCATCGTCCCCGGTAATCAAATTCTGCATCTGCTCAAATCCGTTCTGAATAACGGCTTCCATTCTGCCTTTGGGAATACGGATGAATTTGCCGTCCTCGGTTTTCCAGATAACAAAATAGTTCTGCTTCACATAGTCGGACAGTTCTTCGTATTCCTCGTCATCGTCCCACAACAGCCAGTTAAAGAACATTCCGCCAAGTCCTGTTGCCAGAACTTTAGCCGCAAGGATTGCTCCGCCTTTCAATCCGCCGTGATATGCTTCCCGGACATTGCGCCCAATCTGCATAACGCCCTGAACAGACGGATTCAAGAACAATGCGCCGTTGCGGTTCAGCCATTTTGTGAAGTCGCCGCCAGCACCAAAGTTTGTTGTCACTCTAGCCGCATCCAACATAGACACCTTTTCACTTCGTCCAGCTTCACGGCTTGCGATATACTCCGACAAACGCCAGAACATTTCAAAGTTGTCTGCCGCTTTCCTGTACGGATTGGTTTTCTCGTTCACTGCATCCGTAAAGGCCATTTCTTTGGTGTCGTAGTATGTCTGCGACTTGCCGCCGTTGCGAATGAACTCTTGGTAGTATTTGCCCTTCGTGGCGAGTTCCTTCATGGTCTTAGGTGCTGTCATGTAGGTTTTCGCTGCGTGTTGAGAGTTAAACAGAACGTCCTTTGTGTCCTTGATGGGGTTTCTGAACAGAGCAAAGAACGGGTCGTACTCCGTCAAAACCTTCTTGTAGCCGCTTGCGATTGCGTTCGGCACTGCGTATGTCTCGCTCAAAATACCATCGGCTGGCTTCATAGCCTTATACATTTCCTCGGTAATATCAAACGTGACAGGCTTGCCCTTGACGAACACGGTAAACTGTGGCGGCTGTCCGTTCTTGCCGGGTTCAAGGATAGCATTGTCGTTTGTTTCTGTGCTTTCCAAAATCTCGGATGTGTCCACATCTTTCCCAGACCTTTGCTGTGTGTAGAGGGGGGTGAGAATGTTTCCACCTAATTGCACGGTTGCAGACCCACCGTGCTGATTCTGGAAATACACGGTGTATTCTCCCGTCTTGCGGTTGAACGCCTTGACAGTTCCGATGTTCTCCCGGTCATGTGCCTTGACTCTCGTTCCCGGTTCAATACTTCCCGCGTTGATTGCTTTGCGGGATTCCGCATCCATAGATTTTTCGGCATCCATAGCAGCGGAAGTTTCCAGCGCACCCATCAACTCTCTGCCAAAGTCGTTTCGTGCCACTGCATAGAAAATCTGCTCCGTGTTCATTGCCATTGCGTCAAGCAGAGGAACAAAGTCACTGTTGCCACCTTGCGCCCTCTTGAACGGGTTGTTTACGCCTGTTCTGTTGGAATCGAGAGGAACACTGACGGATTTACCCTGTCTGTCCGTTCTGCGGATAGGAACATAGTGCGGGTACATCTTCGCCCACTTGTCGGCAACGCTTTGAGTAATCAAGCCTTGATTGACTGCAAAATCACGCAACGCCTTGTTGTATTCAAGAATTGCCTGTTCCAGTTCCTTAAACTCAGGGTTTGCCGCTTCGTATTCCGCAACCTTTTTACGGGAAACTTCTGCCGTCACAGAGGAATCATAAACAGCCTTGTTTTTGCCCTTTGCGCCGCCAAGGTCGATATACTCCTGTGCCAGATAGATTTGATTTACACGATCTTGCGGCGTGTTTCTGGTGATGGTTTCGGACGCAAGGCTTTCAATCTGCTTTTCGGTGTAGCCGTCAAGCTGCTTTCTGATTTCCTCCCGGCGTACACGCTCCGCTTCGGTTTCAAGGCTCATACGGTCAATGTTGTGCAAGTGGTAGGCGTAATAGTCAAACTGTTCCTGATAATCTGTGACGGTTTTACCGTTTACCTCCACAATAGGCGTAACATTGGCTTTCTGTTCCCCAAACTCCTGTACTCTGTCGTAAATGGGGAGCAAGCGTTCTCTCACATACTCCTGCGCTTGTCCCTTAACTCGGTTTTTCATAAAGTCGTATTTGGCTTCCACTTCACGATTGCCCGTTTTCTTAGACAGGTTTTCAAACGCAAAACCCTTATCGCCCAGCATCGACACAGCTTCGTTAAATGTTTTCTTCGCTCCTGCAAATTTTTCCTTAACTCTACGCCACCAGCTCTCCTTTTGCGGCTCTGCTCTGCGAATCTTTGCGACTTGCGGCTGTTCCTTGATAGGAGCATCATCGGCAGTCGGTGTAGGTTCAACAGGCGGCGTGCTGACAGGTGGCGTAGGTGCAATAGGCATTTCCCTGATAGGAGCAATATCTTCCTCAACAGGCGGCGCATACTCGTCCGACAAGGATTCCACCCTTTGCTTGTCCTGCATCAAGGCGATATAGTCCTGATTCGGCATACCAGCATCGGGGGGAAGCATCGGGCCGAAAGGCTTGTAGCCATACATGAGTCTGTCATTGATAACAAACTCAATTTTCTTTGCGGCTGCGATATTTTCCGCTCCGTTGTCCTCGATAATGGCTTTCAGTCCCTTTTCGATTTCATCATAGGACAAGTCAAATTCATAGGTGAGTCGGTCAATGGATTCCGATTGATCTCGTTTCGTACCGCCCCATCCCTGTTCACCGCCAGACTCATAAAACAGTTGGTCGTTGTACCACTTTTCGCCCTTTGTACCGTTGTTAAGTTCCTCTAGCAAAGCATAGGCTTCCGCTTGGAAGAAAGGCTTTACTTCTGGATTTTCGTACATATAGGCTTTCTGTTTTCTGCCCTCTGTGCCATACGGTACATCTCGGTCTGCAAAGGGGTCTGCTGCGTCAACCGCTTCGCCGTTTTCAAACGGTACTTCCTCGGTAATCGGTGCTTCCATTTCCGGGGGAGCATCTTCGTCTGTCAGGCTTTCAAAGCGTCCTGCGTCATCGGTCATGGGAGCGAGATCGTCAGGGAATGTGGCAGCTTCCGCAATAGGCTGTGCTTCATACACAAGGTATGCGTTGCCGCTTGCTCTTACAGGCATCAAAACCGCTCTGCCGTTATCCGCTGTGACCAGAAGTGCTTCGTGTCCACCACGGACATTGGCAAGAGAGAATTCAGGGTTTTCAAACGCACGAATCAGGGCATTTACTCGCTTACTGCCAAACAGGGAATTGCCGACTTTAATAAATCCCTTTGTGTCGGAAGTGTGAAGGTCGTATTTACCCTCGGCCTGTCTTGCAAACGACTCGTCCAGTTCCTTGATTGCCTGTTTGACAGGGAAGTCTTTGCTCTGTTCCAGACTTTCATCAACGGTGTTGAACTCAGCAATAAAGCTGCCATCACTTAGATACTGCTTGCCGTTGTGGGTGTATGCGCCCCTCATGTTCTCTCGTCTGGCTTGCTTCGCAATATCCAGAAGGTCATTAAACGCAAATGTTCCATCCTGTTTTGCCTGTTCCAGATATCGAGAATACAGATTGCCAGTATGGGGATTGTAAAGTCCTCTGAGAGTATTTACACCACCATGCTTGTATGCTTCGCTCAGAAGTTGCGCCCCTTGCATCGGCGTGATTGTTTCTTGCCGCACATCTTCCTGTACCGCAACAAAGGCATCCGTAACAGGCATACTACCACGGGGCAACGGCTTGTTTCTCGGAGTGTTGTCAATTTCATCGTTGAAAGCGTCCCACAGTTCACGGTCAACATACTGTACGGCATCGTTGAGTGCTTCCTGTGCAGTAGCATAAGCCTTGCCCCAACCGTTTTTGCCGTCACGCTTGCCGTAAAGCGTAGTAGGCGTGGTTCTCTCTACAACGGGAGCAACTTCACTTTCTGCGCTAACCACTTCACTTACAGGAGAGTTGTCGCTTGCAATATCGCTTGTCGCTTGTTTTTCGTTCTGAGCGAGCGCAATGTCCTTGCCGTATACGTTGTAACCACCGACAGGAGCAACCTGTTCGCCCTCGTCAGACAGGGAGTAGCGGATATCCTGATTCTCTGTATTGAATCTCTCAGACAGAGGAATCACATTGCCGTTGTCATCGTAGGTGACGTGATCAGCCTGTTTCAACTGACTGGAATCAAACGCAAGAATGATATTGGACTTCTTCCCGTCCGCATCTTCCCATTGTGTCCAAATGCCGTCAAAGCCTGTAATCGGAGTAAGAGAGTTTTTATAGAACTGCATAGCATCCGCATAGTCACGGATTGCCATACCAACCATGACCTCTTGAACAACATCCATGTCGCTACTATTCATATCAAGAATAGACTTTGCAACCTCTCTGTATGCAGTTTCAATGCTCACGGAATAGGTATCAACATAGTTAGATATCCATGTGTCACGAATAGCTTCACGCAGATTGTCATGATCTCCATCATCTACAAATTTCTGCGCTTCTCTCTGGCAAGTATCCTTAATGAGTTTTGCCAGTTTGGAGGAAGTAATCGTCAACTGGTCAGAGCGTGCAGGCTTCTTGATATCGGCATACATCCTTAGCTGCCTGTCACCGTATGCGGAAGTGACCTCCGAATTGTCGGAAGTGTAAATACCAAATCCCTCTGCCGTTCCATTCTTGCCACCGCTGATGGAGGTATCGAACACATTGAACTTTTCCCATGTGCCGTGATAGACAGGAAGAAGTTTGCCGTCTTCGCCACGGATTGCACTGTCTGCCATTGCCGTTTCTGCCGCTTCGTTTACCATCTTCTGTGCCGTGTCCGTGTCACCACGATTGACTGCATCCTGATAGTCAGAGTCGGAGATGGAGAACTTAGCTGTGCCGATCTCTTTCTTTCGTGCAAGGTCATCGCCCTTCAAGTCATAGATAACAGAACCGTATGTGGTGTTGTCCAGACCAGTACCACGAACATCAATGCCCTCATAGCCTAAAGACTTCATGAAAACAGTGGCAAGAGAATCGGCAGTCCGTTTCGTATCGTTATCACTTGCATCCATTTTGGCATCGTATTCGATTACATTCTGCAAGGCGCGATTTACATTATCCTGACCGAAGCGCAACCACAGATGGAAGTAAGCGTCACGGAACTTGTCATATCCCTTGTTCTTCTCACTGTCTACGGTCTCAAGCGTTTCTTTCAGGTAATCATAATATTCCGCCTTGTAATAGTCATAATCGGATTCATCAAGCGATTGCTCTGCAAACCACTCATCATAGCTTTGGATTTCAACGCCGTTCTCGTTGGCAACCTCAGTAAAAGCACGAATATTCGCCCCGATATAATCAGAACTAACGAGCATTTCTAACTCATCGTTCCAGACTTGCTCGTCATAGCCTTCTGCTCGTTCCCACGCCGAACTACGAAGATTGCTGGCGCTCATTTCTTTCGCTTTTGCTGCTTCAAGGAATTCCTGCGAAGTAAAACCGCCATCAATGACTTTGAGATTGTCATGCAACTCATACCCGTCTTTATCGTTTCGTACCCTATAAAGATTGTAGTTGTCGAACTCAACGGAGTGGTGCGGACGGTTGCCATAAGTGCTATCGCTAATTTTCGATTCGTCACCAGTGAAGTAAGTACCAGTTCCGAAATGCCCTGTTCCACGGTAATAGCCTTGTTCAATGTAAGGCTCTGCCTTGCCCAAATCGCCAGCGTGATAACCAAGAGAATACTTGGTATCAGAAACCTTGCCACCCTCTTTGTAGGCTTTCTCAAAGGCTCTCTTGACCTTTTCCAGTTCCCGCGCTTCCTTGCTGCCTGCCGTGGCTACCTTGTACAGATACTTGATTTCATCGTAAATCTTCTGGAACACATTCCTATGGTTTGTGGATAGATTGTGGATAAAATCTTCATCCGTAAACAGATAGTCACCCACCAAATCAGCGGTCAACTCTGCGTCAATGTTTGCGTCCTCAACGCCCTCATAGAGTTTCGTCAAAGCGTCATATCTGCTCTGATACTCGCCCTTGCTCTCTGCGTAGGTTTTCAGGATGTTTTGCAGTTCGGTGTAAACCTCTGTACCTTCCAGAACGTGCGTAATCTCATGGCCTACAACAGAGTTAAGAGACTTGGCGGAGTCGATATTCAGCGTTACGCCGTCTTTCGTGACAAAGCCGTTGACCGTTTTACCATCAATCGCAAAGCCAGAGTCTTTCAATTTCTGATTGTTGGCGAAATCAAAAAGAACGCCCTTGTCTGCGGAGATTTTTGCAATCATGTCCACAAACTCATGCGTTCTGTTCGTATTATTCAAGATTCCGCTGTCAATGGCTTTTTGGATAACCGTTTTCTGCTTCTCGTCATACTGAGTCAGGTCAGCTTCAAACGCCTGTCCCTTTCTCGCTCTTTCGTTGTAGCTTTCCGCAAGACGGGTATTCTGTGCCAGACCCATGACTTCGCTATCCAACTGAGACTTCAACTGATTGCGCTGTCCTTGGCTTTCCAGTGCCTTTAGCTGCTCTTTCAGTTCATTTCTCAGGTCGATTTGTTCCCCGGTCATATCTCCCTGTTTCATCTGGTTAAGCTGGTTGAATGTTTCTCGGAGAGAATCTTCGTTCTTGACGGTGTTCTGGTAGTTCTGGTAGGTTTCCCCGCCCAACACTTCCTCAATGGTGTCAATGGAGATACGGCCTTTCTCCATGTCCTTGAGAACATCATCGTAGATTTTGTCTTTCTCTTTCTTGCTGATCTTGCCGTCTTTCTCCGCTTCGGCTACTCTGTTGTCAAATTCCTTTTCAGCAACCTTCTGCTCGTTTTCGGAGAGTCCAGATACAAAGTCACGCCCTGTTTCGATGGATTCCTTTAGACTGCCGCCCTTCATCCCCGGCACAAGTCCGCTCTGGGAGATGCCGCTTGTGACTGCGCCGACAACAAACTGCTCCATCAGATTTTCGTCCTTAACCAACTCGGACAACTTTTTCTCGTCCATGTAGGTTAATTTCTTGCCAACCGCAGAGCCGATTCCTGCAAGGACTTCTTCAACGCCCTCCGCAGATGCTTTTACGCCAAACTCAACAAAGTTCTTTGCTACATGGTTGGTAATTTTACTAGCAAGCTTCTGTGCAAACACATCATCCAGACTAGACAAGCCTTTGCTCAAGCCAAGTGCCTTAACGGTTTTTCCAAGACCGCCGAAAATCATTTCAGAGCCAGCGTCAACAACACCCTTGATAAGACCGTATACCGCCGCTTCTTCGTCTGTAGCACCGCTTTCGTATGCTTCGCTCATACCAGAACCCATACTGCTGACACCCATTGCGCCTGTTGTAACCGCCGTTGTACCAGCAACACCAAGTCCCGCAGCACCAGCCAGACCGCCAGTCAGAATGATTGTGCCGACTTGTCCAATGCCCTCTGCTACTGCATCACTCGTTCTGCCTAACAGGGAGTATCGGTCTAAATAAGAGTCTGTTTTCTTGAAAGCGTTGTCGATGGCGTTTTCTTTCGCCTTAACTCTCAGCTTGTTAGCGTAATCATCATGCCCGGTAACATCTGCAATTCCAGCAACGCCGTATCGTCCTGCGTCAAGGATTCCTTCAACCAGTTTTGAAGCACCCTTAACCACGCCAACGGTAGCATCTCCGGCAGTGCCAAGAATGGCTTTACTGACATCCCAAGCCTGATATCCGTCCTCAAATGTGCCTTTCTGGAAGAAGTCAAAACCTTCGTCTTCTTTTGCCCCTCTTGTTTTGATAGGGGCAATGTCCTCTTTGTTTCCGCCGCCAAGGGTATATCTGCCGACCTGTTTTGTCTTAACTCCGCTTCTACCGCTTTTGACAGGGGCAATGTCCTCGTCTTTTTTCTTTTTCTTCTTTTTGCCGCTAATTTGCTCGTTCAGCCATGTTGTACCACCATAGGCAGAAGAGCCGTACTGTTTTTCCAGCTTTTCCGCTTGCTTTTTTGCTTTCTGTTCGAGAAAACTACTTGCCATTGTTCATCACCCCTCAATACCCGAATAACTCCTTCTGTTTTGCCGCATAGCCTTTTGCGTCAGGAGTGACATTCTTTGCTTTCTTTCCAACCCATGTGTATTTCAGACCGCTGCTAGTTTTCGTTTCCTTAACAGTGCCGTCTTTCACATAGGCGTATACCTCAGTCCAAGAGAAACGACCATGACCGGGAATCTCAACCCAGCTATCACCGTGTCTGTTGACAACCCCGTTGCTTTCTCTGTTGGTTTCACCCTTAGACGGGGAAGTTTGCTTTACGCCGCCAGAATAACTCTTGTTGGTTGTCTTGCTTCGGTTTTTGGAGTAGTTAGAATTGGATGCGCCCCGACCGCCGCTACTCCCTCTGACCGGGGCTTCAGCTTTTTTTGCTTGTTCTTTCTCCCAATTAAACTGCGCCTTTTGCAGTGCCAGAGTATTGTTGTACTGTCGGATTTCCTCTGCCATGCTCTCGTTGTACTGTCTGACTTCCTCTGCCAAAGCGTTCTCGGTGTTAAGCTGCGCCAACACATCCTTATAGCGACCGTAATACCGATCATCCACTTCCATACCCTTATCGGTCTTTGCCATGATAAGAGTGTTCTTGTACTGGAATCCCTCAAGGGCAAGTTCAAGCTGTGTCTGCAAGCCTTGATATGCGATTTCTGCCAATGCCGCATTGTTCTGTAGTCTGGCATCCTTAATGGCGTTGTCGTAGTTCAAAATCGCTCTCTGGTAGGCTTCTCTCGCCGTTGCGACACGGTTCTGGTAGGTGTTATACATACTCACCTGAGAACTCTCGGCAAAGCCTGTCCCGGTCATGCCCTGTGCCGCCATAGCTTCGGCGTTTGCGCCGTATTCTCCGCTCTGCTTCTGCCAGTCTACATATGCGCCAGACTGTTCCTTTGTATAATCTTTCTTCGCTTGGTCTTTCTGCTGCTCAATCTGTTCAATGGCAAAGTCGGTCTGTTCCTGCTGGTTCTTCTTCTGGGTTTCCGTCCACTTTTTCGATGCGTCAATCTGAGCGTTGTAGAAATCGTCAGACTGGTTAATCATCGTGTCATAGGTCTTGTTAAGCTGCTTCAAAGCCTGTTGCTTCTGCGCTTCGACCTTTTCAAAGCGATCATCTGAATAATTGATTGTATAACTCACTTTATCTGCCATCTTCTCACCCCTCAACGCTTGATGTAGCCGCCAATGAAGCAAGACAAAGTAATCGTTTCAAGGCTGAATCTAGTCTCGGAATAAAACTTCAACTGGATATCCTTGAATTTCTTTCTCTTGATTCTGCTGACAAAGTAATCTGTCACGTTGTTATATGTGCCGATCAACTCAAAGTCTGTGTCCTCTAACTTGGCATACAGGGAAATGTCCCCCGTTGCTTCTGCGACACAACCCCGTTTATTTGTCGTTTTCAGTAGATATGGAGCGTTAAACTTGTCTTTGGGAGTTACCCAATAACTCTCCACATTCCCTGTCCCGGTCAGCGTGTAAATGCCGTCCTCTGTGCCTAAATACAAAACGCCGTTATTCACTCTGGCACAAGTGACTTTCTTCTCAAGACTCCACGCAAACCATTCGTATTCATAGTGGTTCTCGTTGTTAAACATGGCTCTGGAATCCGCCAGATATGCCTTGTCACCGATAAAGACAAACAGATATCCTTCCCATTCCTCAAGAATCATGTTCTTGTAGTCAGTCTCGGCAATCATCTTTCTATCAACAAGAGAACTTCTGTGCGCCACAACCTGTTCCGTGGTAATGTCGCCGCTGATACCCTCCATTCCTCTATCGGAGAAGAAGATAATGTCATCGTTGAAATTGATAGCCTTACCAACGCAGCCAGTAGTGATACTGGAATGTTGGGACGGATAAATCTTGCCGTAGTCGTTGTCGATAGTCGGCGTATGATAGAACACCGTTGTATTAGCGTCAGACGGCTCTCTAAACACCCACAGAGCGTTGTTTCCTGCCACCAGACCGTTTACCTTGGCGTTGTCCAAACCTTCGTTGTAGTAGTCCAAATCGCTGCAATAGCCGGGGTCATTCAGACTGCAATGCCATACCGTGTTCGGGTAATCATCGTTGCCGCTGAAAAACACACGATTATCAAATACTTGGAGCAGTTTGCACTTGAGAATCTTTGCGCTTGCCCCGGTATCTTTCGTAAACTCAACAGACACATTGTCCTGTCCGTCAGTTAGAGGAACAGCGGGAGCAGTGGTAAAGGCAATCATGCCCTTTTCCAAGTTCACTGTGTAATTGGTCACAGTCTCGTCATTGACCTTTACTTCGGTAACAGAGTCAATGTTCTGCGCGTCCAAGTAAAAGTCTACGCTTTCACCGTCCGCAAGAAATGTATTGATTCTGCCCGGGGACATCATATTGACATCCTCGTGGATTGTTCCACCGCCAGCGGGTTTTCTGCCAATGGATGTAGTCGGCACATATCCCTCTACCTCTTTGATGGTTGTACCATCATAGACGAGATAGTGCAGACCGTCCTTGAAATACCACTTGTTCTCATACACAAAGCTGTCACTCTCTGCCTGATTCAAGTTTGAGTAAATAATGCTCTTTGCGCCGCCAGAAGTGACCGTGTAAAGGTTTTTCCCGCTATGGACAAGCATCTTGCCATTAAAGAAAAAAATCCCATATACATGGGACGGGAAAGATACCCTTAACTCCATACTGGGACGAGTTTCAATGCTGATTGTTTTTTTGTAATTTCGCCAAATGTTAAGACAGTCAGGTGATCTGTTTAAGCTAACCTCGTCACCCCGTAGGTCACATCCACGAAAATTTCCGTAAATACGGGAAATCAAATCCCCGGTATCTGCCATGACATCACATCCTTTCAACAAAAAAGGAAGCTGATTACTCAGCTTCCTTGTATCTCCAATGGTATCCTCCGGCTGTTCGCCGTTCCCCAGCGCAACAATTGTTGATGCTCCGTCTGCATATATGCGTTTGTTCGGCGGCGTATACGATGCTGTAATATTCCACCCCTGTTTCTATGCAGATGACACCTCTGCCTTGCTTAGCTCTGCGCTCGTCAGTAGTCTTTTGCAAGCCCGTATCCCATGCGTGTTGCACGTTTTCACTGACGCTACACCACTCAAGATTACATACATTGTTATTTGTTTTGTCACCGTCAATGTGATTTACCTGTGGTTTATTTTCTGGATTTTGTATAAACGCAATAGCAACAAGTCTGTGAACAGGCATAACGTGGTGTTGCCTGTTTACCATAAAGTTCACAATGCGGTATCCTTTGCGATTAACAGAAAAAGAAAGTTCTCTCCCTTTGTGGTGGTACACCCCACCGTTCTTGCGAGGGACAACCCTGTCAAGACTTCTGACACAACCATCGGAACTCACTTGATACAAACCTTCGTAGCCAACTACATCTTTCCAAATTTCCATGTTTACCGCCTTTCTGTAAACAGCCTTAATAGGAGCGGGGAAGTGCCGTAAGGCTTCGGCACTTGTCGGGAGCTACCCTATCCCCAAGGAATATTATACCAGAATAACAATTAAATGTCTACGCCACCATCAATAAAAATAGACGGCATAGCATATCTTGGATCGAGCCGCTGCAACATCGACTCATAGCGTGTTGAATATACAGAGCCGTATTCTGCGCTGACATCGCTTTTAAGCAAATCGCCAGCTATTCCGTATGGGAGAATTTCAAGTGCATCTGCGCTCAGTTCAAACTCATACGCCTTGTCTCTGGTCGTTGCTGTGATTCTCTCAGGGAATACAAAAACATCAATTTCTGCTGTGCCGCTACTCAAAGCCTTGATGATAGTCCCGTTTGCCTTGAGAGCGTAGTCAACACCGCCCACAAGACTGATTTGGTAAATCTCATATCCGCACTTCTTCTCGATGGCGGCAAAGTCGATGGTGTCACCCTCGTTGACTTCCAATTCCACATATTTAGGAATCTTCTTCATCCGGGCTAACTCGAACATGATTTGGTTCGTGACTTCGTTAATCTTCGCAGAAATATCAGGGTCATCGGTCAAAAGTTCGCTGTTGGGATTGAGTTCTTCAATCATGCCCAGCACCTTGATTTTCATGTCTTTAAGGTTCATGTAATCACCCCTTTATTCGTGTTCGTGTGTGGGGTATTCTCGTCCCTCAATGCGGTCAATACGCAAATGCGCCTGTTTTGCACTAGCTTCCACGGCTGCCAGCTTCGTGGCAAACTCCGTGTTGATTTTCCGTTGTTCCCGTTGTTCGTTCTTAATTTCGTCCGTGTTCGCCTTGATATAGCCTAACTCAGTCAGCATTACTCCGCTCTGCTGCCCCTCGCTTTTATCGTCCTTGGACTTATTGCGGGAGAAGGTGGCAATGGCAATCATGCCACCTATCACCGTAAACAGTAGAGCAATGGAAACATACTCTACCATTACGCTCCCCCCAGAATTTCAGTAGCTTCTTCTTTTGTCAAAATCCCTTTTTCCACGGCATCCAGAACCATGTCATCCGTCCACAGTCCTTGCTTGTACCACTTCGCAATTTTGTTCTTCATGGCTTACACCTCCAACAAAGTGTCCGTCATCATTGCCGTATATGTGACCTGCGCTTCGATGATATCGAGTTGTGTCGGTTCCGGCTCCGTAGGTTCCGGCAGACTGGCTTTCCACGCTTCCCACGCTTCCGTGTTCGGTGTCACTGTTCCGTTTTCCACGATAACAAAGCCGTTATACGCAAAGAACACTGCCGCCTGTTCATCGTTCAGTTCAATGCAGCCGGGAAACGGCTGATTTTTCGGGTTCGGATATGCCCCAGACGGATTAGGTTTGCTGTCAATATAGATCATGTCGTTTCCCTCCTTTAGCCGATGGCAACATATTGGAATGCAACTCCACTTTGGTTTAGTTGTCTGGTTGCAGTTGTGTTTGCATCTACGCCGAATTGATAGTAGTACCAAGAAAGCGTATTGCCGCTCAATGAGCAATTTGTAATTCTTTCAGCAGAGTCGCTGGCGCTACTCAAACCGACATTTGCGGGCGGAATAAACGCACCCCAATAACGATCACTGTTTGAACTCTGCGGAATTATAAAAACAAATTTCGGCGCAAAACTAAACGTTAGACTGTTGGGGTTACTTTCACCACCAGTTCCCGTACCAGTATAGCTGCCTGTGGCAATTTTTGCTTTTGTATTTGCCAGTGCTGTCATTGCAGTAGTGACACCCGAATCCTGTGCCTTAACCAAAGACCACAGTTCAGCCAGACCAGTTTCATCTAAAAATGCCATATTTTATCCTCCTTATGTGCAGATAGCACGGATTTGTTCAGTAGCAATCGGCATCTGTTTCGCAACCTCTTCTGCAACAAGTTCACCAACAGAACCGATTGCCACTTCTCTTGCCACTTCTGCCGCATATTCAGAAACAGCTTCGAGTGCTGCTTCTTTTGCAACGGTTGAGGATTCGCTTACAATCGCTTCGCCCGTTGCTTTGGCATCCGCACACGCTCCGCTGATACTCAGTGTCTTATCCACTACAAAGGTATGGATTTTACCGCTCAAGGACGCATATTCCGTCTTGGCAGTTCCTTCAATACTCATAGTATCGCTCCTTTCTTAAAGAGAAGCACCACCCCGTAGGATGGTGCTTTGTTGATTAAACCTTCTTGTCAACTCATTCAAAATACGGTTGATGTTCAATTAAACCGTTTACTACGCATCTACCTAAATGTTTACCACCCAAGGTATTGGGGTGTGTTCCATCAGAAGAATACAGCGCATTTCCCATTGTGATTTTATTGAGAAAACATTTCGTTCTTGCATCAATCACAGGAATCCCCCACAATTTACCAACTTCTACCATAGCTTCTGCTACAGCATCAGCATTGATTGTAGTTGACTGAATTGGCGTAACCAAATATATGGGTACATTTTTCGGTTCGGTACTGCGGGTTAAACTGCTATAATCAACACCATCGTAGTATCCCTCAGACAGTCTCCATTTGTAGTACAATTTGCTTATAAGCAAATTCAATGCACCAACAACCGTGTATCCTTCGACATTAGTTTGAGATATTACGCCTATTTCTCGTCCTCCATATGCGTCATTAGTGCCACCCATGATTACGCCAAAATCGCTATCCAAGTCAATCGCATTTACTCTTTCGTCTTTATAAAATGCCGTAGTTCCTGCTTGCCCAGAAATCATTGTGCCAGATATTCCGCAATTTTGATAAGAAGACAAGCCTAACTGTTCAAGAACATACGGTTGCCACATATCGTGTGCCACAATGCTGTCCCCTAAAGTAAACATTTTCTTTCCGGCAAAACTTGTGGCACTTTCCACCTGCACAGATGGCAAATAATCCGATTTGATTTTCTTTGTATATTCATATTGAATGTACTCGTTTGGAATTTCGCCATCATCATTGATAAACACCATATAATTTCGCATGGTGGTTGAAAAACAAATTCTTACATACTTTGCGTTTGGCAATTTATCAACTACTGCGGTTCCACCGTATGTAGATTGAATGAAGTTCTTGTTGGCATCATATTGTGCCACTCTTTCATAAATTATATTGCTTGTTCCTTGTACTTCGTTGAAAACGCAGGGAATAATTCTTGAGCCTGTGATTTCTATAAAATCACTTACAAAATTACTGTCCCACGGATCAACTTGCCCCGTTGATACATTCAACCTACCCTGTGTAACTCTATTTATATCAAATAAATTAAGGGATTGCGTTACGGTGAACATATCGGTCACTTCACCAAAAAGACCACCAAACTGTCCACGGACAGCCTCACCAGCGGTAGGATATATCACGCCATCCGCACCCACACGAACATCTTTCAACTCATAGTCGTAAAGCGAATAACTCATGGTGACAGACCCAGCACCAGAGGGTGCAACCGTCACGCTGTCCTGCGCTCTGATGGACATATAGTAGCCGTTGGTATTGTGGTTGATACTGTATTCCAGTCCGTCCTCCGTGTGAATCAGACCCAAATACATAGGACGGCAATCAACGGGGATAACGAACAAGTCAAGCGTTGTGCCGCCGTAAATCAGATTGGCTTCACGGAGATTCACCTTGATATTGGCAAATACGCCGTCAGACTCAATACGACCGTCAATCTTGGCTTTCGTGCTATCGGTGATTACTTCCAGATAATCAAGGTTCTGCGACAGGCTAGGCTTATCCATTGCAATCAGATTGTTGAATCGCTCGGTCAGTTCCTTGCCGCTCTTCTCAGTCTCTTTAATCTTACCCGTCAGTCTCTTGTCCACAGTCTCAAGGTCATTCTTGAGCAGCGTCACCGCTCTTGCGATTGCCTTGTTCTCGACAGGACGGGAAGAAGTCAAATCCAAATCGGTATCGACAACGGGAATGTCCTCCGGGGTTACAGGCTCGTCAACCATGTCCTTACCTTCCGGGAACAGCTTGAAAATCTTTGCGCCGTCCTCGTCATAGCCTACAATAGTCTGAGGATTGGTATAGGGGTTCAATTCGATCTCATACCAATAGTCGGTAGGTTTAGAGATAACATCACCAATCTTTGTGTCCTGCTCACTCAGGAACACGCCTACACTGTCAGTCTTTGCAACAACGGGGAAGTCCTTGGACATGACTACGTTCTCTGCGTCTTTCTTTGCAAAGATTTTCATACGGACAATATCGCCCGGTTGGAACTCATACGGATTGCCTGTGCTGTCATCCAGTGCGGACACATTCAGGCATACGATATCGCCCCTAGTCGCATAGATGGATAAATCATCGTTTACAACAAACATTTACTCACCCCAAATCCTTAATGTTTTCTAAGTCCCCAATCGCTTCCGGGATGGACACAAACTGCTCTACGGGTTTGATGTAGCCACGCCCCTCGTCCTCAAAGATAAGGATATCCCCGTTTTTCAGGTGGATTGTGGTATCATACACGCTTTCAAATTCTTCGCCCTTGACCTTGGTAACGCTGTGAAACTCTAGGTTTTCAATCTTCTGCTCCACATGCTCATTTTTGTATTCCAGTACCGTATCCTCATCCACACGAATACCGGGATATAACTGAATGTCTGGCTTTCTGATATAGTTCTGCATGGTTTACCCTCCTTTCGTCAGTGCATATACCCTATACATTCACGAAAAGGGGGGAGGATTTCTCCTCCCCCATAAGGGCATCAGCTATGCGCTGTGCATCTCTCTTCGTGAGACTGTACCGCCCTTATTAAGCAGTAGCAAGAACCTGAATACGATCCTCGTCAATGACCTTTGCGCCGTAAACATCCAGACCCTTAACGATGTCTGCAAAACGCTTCTCGGCACGGCAAGCCTCGACCTTCTCAAGCTGACCTGCGAAAGCGATAGCCTTCTTGCCACGGACGCAGCCGGGAGTCTTCAGGTTGTTGGACATAACGACCTCGAAACCGTCATACATACCGACAATACCCTTCTTGATGTATTCGGGGTTGTTGGTGGACAGAGTAATCAGGTTGTTCTTGAACAGGTTGTAGGCGGCGGGAGTGATTTCGATAACGCCCTCTTCGGCAAAGTTGCGCTGACGCAGAGCAACGATAGCATCATCAACGCCCTTCTTGAAGCCTTCCTCGTCCATAGTAACGGTGGTCTTGTTGGTAGCAGAGTTAATCAGAGTGGCAACATAAGTGTCACGGGCAACAGCCAAAGCGTGAACACTCTTGCGCTGATACTCTTCGGGCAGACCGGGAACGGACTGTGCCTTATCAACATCGTCCACATAGAAAGCGAAATACTTGGCCTGATCGATAGTCAGAATCTGACCTTCATCGCTCATGTCCTCGATGGTGATATCAGCACCAGTGTAATCACCGATGGTAGGCTCACCAACGCCCAGAATCTTAACAGACTGAGCATACTTGCAATCGCCCTCGTAGTCACGCAGACAGTTGTTGACCAGCTTGCACTCCAGTTCCAGTGCGTCCAGAATCTTCTTGCTCCATACCTGCTGAATAAAGTTAGTTACTGCCATGATAATTCCTTCCTTTCATTTCGGAGGGAAGCATTACCATTTCAGCATTGATTTCTCAATAGCGGCGAACAGTGCCGGGTTCTTGTCAAAGTCTTTCTTTGTAAACTGCCGTGCTTCTTCCACGGTGTAGAAGTCCTTAACCCCGTTATCGCCGCTCTCGCTGTTCTTCATGCTTCCCATAGTTTTGATTTCTTTCTTGGGTTGTGTCTTGTGGTAGATATCATAGATATCCTTGATGGGAGTGTTGGGATTGAACTTACTTGCAAAGTCCTTGAACTCCCGACTGCCATACACTTCCTCTGTCACGCCGATTTTGGACAATTCCTTGCCACGCTCTGCGTTCTGTCTGTGTTCTGCCAGTGCCTTGAATACTGCCTTTTCTCTAGGACTCATATTCGCCGCTCCCAGTGCAGCCAGACGGTCAACTTCCTCGACAACCTCATCAAAGCCGCCACGGATGATCTCGTCTGCTTCTGCCTGTGCCAATACCTCAATGTCCTTTGCATTGTAGGTAGGCTTTTCAGGAATCTTGATACCTTTCTGTCGGTAGAACTCTGCGAAAGTGTCTGTCATTTCCTCGACACTCTCTTTGCCAGTGCCAGCTTTCAAAACCTCTTCCAGACCGCCGTACTTCCTCTGATAGTCCTTTTCGATTTTGGCTTTGGCTCTGGCTTTAGCCTTGCCCACGATTGCATCCACTTCCTCTTGAGTGTATGTCTTAGGGACAGGGGTTTCTTCTGTGGTCTGCTCCACATTTTCAGTCTGTTCGACAAGGATTTTCTCTTCGCTCATGCGAATCTCCTTCCTATTTTTGATGGGGTTTGTTTCCCCGTATTCCATGTGCTTTTAATGTCATCAATGCTTGGACAAATAAAAAAGCACCCATACGGATGCTTAATTATTCTTCATCGGTTTTCTCTTCTGCTTCCTCTGTTTCTTCGTCTAGTTCTGCTTCCTGTTCAGCATACTCGGCTTCGGTTGCTTCAAGCTGTGCCATAGCATCGTCAATCTGCGCCGCCTGTCCGTCAGGGTCTTCCATCAAGAACTGCGCCGCTCTCTGTTGCATCATCTGTGCCTGTGCTTCAATCACGGCAATCTTGCGCTGTTCTTCCTTGATATGCTCGATGGCTTCCTTAATCTTCTGCTTCGGTGCTACGCTGTCATCGTCCAGAACTTCCGCATAGGTAGCCAACTCACTGACTCTCTGAGAGTGGAAGAAACCGTTGAGCAACAGGTTTTCAATGGTCTGCTCCTGCGCAAACTTGTCATAGACACCCTTGGGAGTAATGTCAATCTTGACGGTAGCCTGTAGCTGTTCCAGAACGGATTGAGGAACATTGACTACATTTACAACCTCTTCCTGTGTCTGTGGGTCAATGTCCACTTCTTCAAGGTTGACACCATCAACGGCATATACAATCAGGTATTCCAGCCAGATTCTAGCCAAATCCTCAAGGAAGTTCTTGTAACTCTCTTTCTGTTCGGTCATAGGTGCTTGAGAAGCCTGCTGCACTGCCAGAATCGCTCTACCAGAAGCGCTCTCCGGGTTGACCTGTCCAGTTGCGGTATCACCAGCACCAGCCAAATCTCTAGTTACCTGAATCAAGTCCTCCTGTAGCTGCTTGACATCGGGAGACATCTGCGCCGGGGGAATCGTGCCAACAATCTTGTGTACATCGTCTACGGGCTGACCGTTGGTTCTGATTGTGCCGCCTACAGTGTTCAGTGCGGCAGGATTGGCAATCTTAGAGATATCGACAACCTTCTGCGGGTATGCCTGATACTTGACTGTCAGAACTCGTCTAACCTCGGTGCGGTTTACTTCAATCTGGTTCGGGATGAGATATCTAACTTCGCCCTCACCACGGGCGGAACCCTCTTTCTCTTCCCAGTTCAAGTGTGCGATAGGATAGATGGAAAGACCTGTATCAACCTCTCCCGCAATCTCTACCCACCGTGTACCGACATCAAAGTGTACTGTGCCGTCCTTCTTGAACATCTTGTAGACGACAGTAACCATGTTGTCCAGTTCCAGCTTAGCCGCTTCTCCGCTTTCCTCAAAGGTATCGTTATCACCAACGATAAACGGAATCTTGCTGTCACTCATGCCTAGGCTCAACGCCAACTCAATAGCATTGACAACAGGCATACGCTTACGAAACAGGATATACGGCTGACTCTGAATGTCATCGTCATTCTCATTGCCGTAGTAGATATCGTTCTTCTTGACGATTTCATTAATGGGCATCATGCTTTCCTCGTCAAAGTTGACGTATATAATGCCCTCGTCATTGATAGCTGCATCCTTTGTGATACGCCGTCCCTTGAAGTCCAGCTTATCTTTCTCCCACACTCTCGCCGCATAGCGGTTGAGCATGTCGCAGTATCTACCGCTCTCTTTCTGGAACTCTCTGTTTTCGTAGTTCTGAGAAGAGTAGTTGATAGCATACAGATTGTCGTGGATGACAGAAATCTTGTACTTCACAATAGGTTTGATGAAGTTCTTCTGTACGGGTTCTACATCACCCAGCTTTGCCCCCGCCCATTGATCGCCGTTATACATGCGATAGTTGCGGTCAGTGTCAACGTAAATACCCGTCTGTCTGTGATAGTTGCGCCCCTTCTCATAGAGCGTCCAAATAGGAGTCTCTTGGATTTCTCTGATGTCCACTTACTCACCTCCCCGGCACATCTTCCTGTCTGCGCCCCGTGCCGTCATAACTCTCAATATTGCGCATGATGGTTTCAAGTCTCTCTTGTTCCTTCTGCGCTTCTCTCTTTTCCTCTCGCTCCCGGTATGCTTTCATGGGGTTTACCTTTGGAGTCTCAATTGTTTCGCCTTTACTCACCGCCTGTCCCACCTTCGCCCCGATGACGAAACAAGCAATGTTTGTCAGTCCCATGACTGCAAGCAGTAATGCTTCCATGTTATCCCCCTAAAATGCGCTCATAAAGCCAAAGGCCAATCTGCATGATTGCAAATGTAGCCAGAGCGCAAAATGCAATTACACCCAAATCTTTTAACACTTTCATGCTCCCCCTCTTATACGATGGTCATTTCCTCGCCGTAGTCGTACTGTGTTTCCACGCTCCGCTCCACATTGAAGCGGTACTGACTAGGAACAATGATAGGCTCGTTCAGGAATATCACCTGATCTCTTATCTCATGCGCAATGGCTAGGCTCATCATCTGGTCATCATGTCCGCCCTGTGGTGCTTCAATGCGCCCCTTCTCATTGCGTACAATCGTCAACAATTCTTCTAACGTGTCCTTGTCATTGATGGTGTCGCAATGCTCTCTCACTATCTCTATCAGCTTAGAAATGATAGTAGGCCGTGTTAAACTCGTTGTCTTAAAGCCAAACCTCTTCTCTGTCTTCCCGGTGTATGTGTCCTGTGCCTCTCTGGTGTATTGCTTCGGATAGCCTAACCTCTGCAACTCTCTGATAGGATAAGAGTCAAAGTTAGCTTCAATGCCTATCAGAGCATCCCTGTAGTATTTGCCTAGACAGTACATTTGCCGTGTGTATTGGTCTGCGTCAAACTGGTGTCGCAAGTGTGCCACTTGTTTCCCGGTCTTTGCATCAATCACATCGGACACAAAGAAATCGCTTCCCTCGCCAGCCGTGTCCCCGCCTATTGCAAAGGCGGTGTCGTAAAGCTGGTTAGGAAGCGTGTACAGCTTGATATATCCGCTCTTGTCATTTACCCATTGAATGTTCGTTATCTTGAGTCCGTCATAGTCATACTTGAAATACCCTGTCTTAATCGGCTTTTCAAGCGTTTCTAGGCGTTTTTGGATTGCCCTAGCATCGAATACTGTCTTGCCTAAAATGCCCCACTGACCCAAGCAATAGACGTTGTAGGTATATTCGTCAGTGCGTTTCAAATCCTCAAGTGCTGCCCGGTCATCATCCGTCAGAAACTTGTTGTCTTTGTATGTGGAGAAACAGACTGTTGCTAGTCCGCTATCAATGAAGTGTCCCTTAATCCAGTGTTGGATATTGATAGGGTTGAATGACAAGACCATTTGCTTCTTGCTCTTACCACCACGGAGACGCACCTTCAATTGGTTGATATCTGCTTCCTGTGTCTCTGTGGCTTCTTCCACCCAGATGTCCGTCAACTCACCATTCTCAAATGTGATTGACTTAATCTTTTCAACGTCATCTAGGCCAGCAAAGGCAACCTCATTCCCTGTCAGCTTGCACTTGATACGCATATCGCTCTCATTGATCTTGAAGTGTTCTGCCAGATTCCAGTTAGAGATAACATGCTTCAATAGAGGGAATGTACTCTTTCTGTTTGTATCGCCTGTCTGACGCACAACAAGCACATTGCATCGTCTAGGATGAATCAGTTTGTATATGTACCGCTCTGCTATGAAATAGCTTTTCCCGGAAGAACCGCCACCATAGAACACAAGGTATCTGTCTTCGTTATCTAGGTACGGCAGATATACGTCATTGAAAACCTTTTTAGATAGCTTGATGTCTACTTTCATTCGTCCACCAACTCTATGCTAATTTCAATGTCTCCCTTGACATCTGCGCTGACCTCCTGCTTAGTAGAGAACTCGTCTTTGTTCCTGCGTTCCAGCCACCACACGGAAAGCCCTGTATCGCCGTTTTCAATGGCTTCTACTACATTCAGCTTTGCTCTAGTAGACGGATTACTTCTCAATTCATCGATTCTGTTAGAAAAGTCTGGGTTTTTCTCCAAATAATCATAGAACGCTGGTCTGGAAATATCCGCATAGTGACAGCATTCTGTGATGTTCAGTCCCTTCATAAATCCGTATTCTAATTTACTTACAACCTCTGCCGTCATTACGGTTGGTCTTCCCATCTTATTCTCTGCCATTATGCTTCACCCTCTTTCTAAAAAAGACCAGCGCATTACGCCAATCTTGGTCGTACTCTACAACTTGGTAGAGCCGATAAAATTATCGGTGGGGTCTTAGGAGTGTGACTCCCCTCGCCCACCCACCATCGGTCACAGCGATGTAAAACACCTTTTCTCCAACTAGTATGCACAGGCATTATCGCCCGTGGGAGATAAGTGGTCTTACCGACATCTATATGTGCTTTCGCACTGCCAGCTAGTGGCTAGGTTTACGCACCATAGGCGAGGCCATACACCCCGCCCCCGGAGATAGGGTATTTAACAGCGTTCCCCTTATGGGTAAGAAAAGCTGCTGGTGCTTAAACGCAAAAAAGACACCCCCATTACGGAGATGTCTTCCTCACTTATTCTAGTTTATATCATAGTTTCTTTTACAGATACATTCAAGGGATAGAAGAAACAGTTAGGTACATTCTTTCATTGCTTCCTGAATCGCTCTATAAATAAAAGCATCCATTTCCGCAAGTGATTCATCAGTAAACCAATCTCGATTTTGCATGATACAGCTTCGCCCCATTCCGTCATATTTTCCGTGGTGAGCAATCCTGTGGTGCTTATGACATAATGTGATACCGTTACGCACATCGAGCGATAGTTCCGGGTTCTTGCTTACAGGAATCATATGGTGCGCTTCTAACCTCTCTGTAACGCCACAAAAACGACACCGCTTCCCATCTCTTTCTTTTACAGCTTTCGCCCAGCTTGGTCTATTCGTCATTTCTCCATATCCCTCTCTAGCAGTTCCACGATCAACTCAGTTAGGCTCTTATCTTTTGATTCTGCGTGTGCCCGGTATCTTGCTTTGTCTCCCTTTGGAAGATTCATGGTCAGCTTGTCACGATTCTCTTTCATATACTTCATTGTGCGCTCTTTCGCCTTTTCATTGTATGCCATTGATACACCCCCTTTGTTTTCTTATATAGTATCACCGCAGCCGCATAGCCGTCTATATGCGATACCACCAATTACACGGCTATATCTTTGGCTGTTTTGTCAATTGAAATATAGCCGTCTATACGCTATGATTGAGTCAGAAAGAACGACACGGAACAAAACACAAAAGGAGATAACGACAATGACTACTTACTTCATTAACTGCAAGAACCTCGATGAACTCAAGAAAGCATATAAGAAAGCCGCTATGGAACATCACCCCGACCGGGGCGGCGATACCGCAACCATGCAGGAGATCAACGCAGAGTATGAAGCACGGTTTGAAGTCCTGAAGCGCAGCCACAACGAACAGGCAGCAGAGGATACCACTGGACGCACCAAGGCAACCACCGAAAGCGCAGGAGACTTCATTGACATTATCAATCACCTGTTCCGCATGGATGGTCTTGAGATTGAGTTGTGCGGTCGCTGGCTCTGGATTGGCGGCAACACCGTAAAGCATAAGGAAGCACTCAAGGCTTGCGGGTGCAAGTGGAGCAGCACTAAGAAACTGTGGTCTTGGCACTTTGCGGAAGAGGGAAGCGGCTGGCACAGAGGACACAAGAGTATGTCCTATATCCGTAACAAGTACGGCAGCACCACTTTTAACCGTGAACAGGCAGAAGTTCTCCCGGCTTGACCGGGAGACTTCCAGAAAGGAGCAGCCCATGACAACCGCCCTTATTATTATCGGACTAGCCACCCTTACAAACTGGCTGTTTAAGATTATTGATATCATAGAAGAACCTATAAAGAGAGGGAGTCGTTAAGACTCCCCCTTTTTTTCTAGTATTCTTTGAACACTCGCAATGGCTCGTCCATTCGTCGTCTTTACCCAGTCATAACTTTTGTTATACTTGTCTGCGATCTCTTGTAATGTCTTGTACTGGATAAACCGCATATGGGCAACATTGTACTCTATCGGACTATCTAATTGTTCGATGGTAGAAACAATCTCCGTCTTTTCTGCTGCCAGCTTGTCAACCGCATCGGATATTTTTTCTTCCATGTCGATACACTTGTTGAGCGCATCAGCCATCTTTGATTTGCTCCCGGAAGACTGGACTCTCTCACCGCCCATATTAGCCGTGATAGATAACGCCAAGTCGTGCCATTGTCTTTGTTCAATCAGTTTGTTATGTACTACGGTATCAATCATTTCCACCCGTTCAAGATACCGTTGTGCTTTACTTTTCTTCCTCACATACGCCCCTCCCGGTTACATTTTGTATCTCTCTTCAAACGGAACAAAATCGTCCCCCAGCAATTCTTGCAATCTATCGTCCAGCTTTGCTTTTGTGTATTCCAGAGACTTATCATCTTTTGCGTCTGCCAGTGTCATTTCTGCAATCTCGTGAGCGTATCTGACAAAGGCATTGTTGAACTCAACCAGCTTTTCACCCTTGCGTTGAAATACCTCGTTTGCCGCCAGAATCGCAGCATCAGCACACCAGCGAATGGTAAACAGCCGTTGGTGGTGCATTTCCGCCTGTTTCTGCGCTTGCAGTTTCAGTAAATAGGCGTTAGGCTTTGGCATTTGTTGCCCTCCTATGAATCTCTTGATTTGAACTGCCGTACATCTGCCCTTCGCACCGCAGTTCTTCGATATACTTGCCTGTTACCAGAACATCGGCTCTGTTTGCTAGTTCCGTGTCCTTGATTTCCTCATAGTCAAATCCCGTGTAAACCCACACATTGACATCGGGCAACAGGTCAAGAAGTTTTAAGCACTCTTCCTGCTGATAAAATGGGTCGCCACCGCTAAGAGTGATTCCGTCCAGCATGTGTGCGTGCTTCAAGTATTGAATCGCAATTCGCTTTGGGTCTGCGTCATACCCACCATCAAAGCCCCACGAATCGGGGTTGTGGCATCCTTTGCAATGATGGGCGCACCCTTGAACGAAGACGGTGAATCGTGCGCCATCGCCGTTAGCAAAAGAGACAGGCAGAATACCGTGTACTCTCATGTTTCCTCCTTGTACGGCTGTTTGAGCCAGTCTAAAATGTGCCGTTCACAATCGCCGTCACAATCGGGGATTCCATACTCAACGAACGATGCCTCTTCATATTCGGGACAATAGTGACAGACACCAAAGCATTCCAGAAATACCGCCAACTCCTCGTCGGTCGCAGACCGGTAGTGGTCGGCGTTGGTCTTGGGCTTTCGCGCTCTTGGATAGTCCAGATAGGGCGGATAATCTTTAATCATACTTCCTCCTTAATTACAAGCACAGACATATCGAAGCCGTTCTGCTCCAGAATTTCCTTTAGGTCTCGGTATGCGCTATACCATCCCGCGAAATAACCCTGAAAGAAGTCGGTGTAGGAAGGGTTTTTCTTGTCTTTGTTGTATTTGTTTTGGCGAATACTGATGATTTCACCTAGCGTTTTCATACTTCCTCCTTCGGCGGCTCTGGCAACGGCATCCAATGGGTTATCTCCATTGGTTCTCTGTCGAAGTGGTTTGCATACCACATACTCTCTCTTGCTAAAAATCCCTCATGGACAGTCGGCAGCGGTCTTTCCTCCGGCATATACACTAGTACGGAAACAAACGGCTCCGGCAGTCTCTCCTCCACGCTGATCCACTGCGGCTGCTCCCTCAGAGCGGAGATTGCCATTTCAAACGCTTCACTCAAACCGCCCCAACTGCTGTCAGCAAAGGACTGTAATTCCTTGATAGCTTCTTCACGCGTCACTTGCCGTCACCTCGCAATACAATCTGAATCGTATAATCTCCGCTGGGCAGTGCTTGTCTGGCTTGAATCTGGATATTGTTCACCAACTTGCCAATCAGTTCGCTCTTGACCTTGCCCATCTCACATTCGAATCGGTGCTTCTGCTTTTCGATTTCAGCATTAGCGGCCTCTGCAAGGGATTTCCGAACCGCCTCCTGCATCGCCAGTAGGATATCGTCTGTGTTAGTCACTTGCCGTCACTCCTTCTTTTCCATGCTTCGATGGCTTCTTCTTTTGTTTGATACAGTCCTGTTTCTGGAACAATATAGCAATCTGGTGAGTGACACTCTAAACACCACTTATTTCCGTATTTAACCCACACAGGTGTTTCGCCGCAAAACGGACACGGTTTCAATTCAGCCATTACTCTTAACCTCCGTGCTTAATAATCGCTGCAATCCTCAGAATGACTACCGACAAAACGCAGAACGTAGCAGCGAACACGGAGTCAACCACGGACACTTGGGAATAGCCGTAAAGATAAACCTCGATATCCCTCCACGCCGTCTCTATGACCCAAGCAACACCTATCAGCGCAAGCACATCCGTCAAAACATCGACCCATGTGTATTCAGCCATTGCCGTCAGCCTCCTTCAACGCCTTGGCCACTTTCTTAAGCGACTCACTCTGCCCTTTAAACTCGTGGGATTCGCAGCAGAACGTAGGACGAGTCCATTTTGACCACCGTTTGCATCTATATGATTCTAAGCCGTGTTCCATTTTGCCTCGGCCTGTATCCAGATGCTCGCAGGTAAAACAAATCCTATAGCATCCCATCATCACTCACCGCCCTTCCGTTCTCCGTGCTTAACTGGCGTTTCAAGGGCTTTCGCAACGCTCCACCCTCTCTCTTCAATTCTGCTGTACAAGGTAAACCTATTGATTCCAAATGCCTCTGCCCATTCTGTCAGCGGCTTGGTTTTTCCCTTGTATTCGTAGAAAATTGTGTTTTTGCGATTATTTGATTGGCTTCTTTTTGTTACCCATCGACAGTTTTCGGGCGAATATCCCTTCGTTCCGTCAATTCTGTCAAGCGTCAGCCCAGGCACAAACCCACTTTTATCTACCCACTTTTTGAAATTTTCAATGTCGTGCCATTCCTCACAGACAGTAATTCCGGCAGCACCATAATACTGATAATTTCCGGTTTTCTCGCAGCCGCATCTATCAATCATGGCTCGGTAGTTCTTATACCACGGTTCGTAGTAGTAACCGTGCCTAGTTGCTCTCCTTCGGTTTGTCTCTGAATCATGAATCAAATGTCTGTTCTGCGGTCGTTCATCCAAATCACCAAGCCGCATATCATTCCTCCCACTCTAAGCACCGAATGGCATCTTGCGCTTCTTCCAGTGCATCCAAAGCCTGCATGACAATCTCTTTCGGAAACTTCTTGCGAAGCTGTGCTTGTTCGTACAGGTACATTTCAAGGCTTCCTTCCTCGATTTCGTGGATATATGCCTTTGCATCACCTTTTTCGTTGAACTCCTCTACCGCAGCTTCAAGCCGTTCCTGTGTCCACCCTTTAGGCGGCAGTTGGTGTCGCAGGATTTTTCCATTTCCGTCTCTGTAATAAATCAGCTGCATATCATTCACCGTCCTTTATCCGCTTCCAGTCGATTTTCTTGCCGCATTCAGGGCAAAAGTCGAAGCGACTTAAATTCGTGCTTTTCCGTCTATCGCAGTAATCTTTTAGTGTCCACTCTTTTTCGTAGAGCCAACTACCAATAGAAACTCCCAACTCTCCGAGCTGGCGGTTTCTTTCAACACGATCTACAATGTGGTCTTTCAGCATTGCCACAGTAGTAAGTTCAGA